TATGCTGCATAAAATTAGTGATATGTGTGATACGGTAAGTGTGATGTATGAACTGTCTATGAACCTTAGGCGACTAAAGTATGACACTCCGAAAGAACAACAGAACAAAGTTGCAATAGATGATCTGGTTCTTCAAATACAGGCACTTGCGGGCGATATATATAATGACAGAACACCAAATCCAAAACTGGTTGGTGATGATGAATAAAATGAGAAATTATGCCAAATTATACATTTGAAAACAAAGAGACAGGTGAGATAATTGAGAAGACAATGAAAATCTCTGAACGAGATGAGTTCGTTGAAAACAACCCCCACCTACAACAAATAATCACTGGAGCCCCTATGATGGTAAGTAGTGTCTCTGGTGTATCTACATCCATCAAACAATCTGATGGTATGAAAGAAGTTTTCCAGAAAGCGGCAGAGGCACATCCAAATAGTCCTCTTGCAGAGCGTTATGGAAAGAAAAGTATTAAAGATATTAAAACTAGAGATGTCGTGAATAAACATCGTGGCAGTTTCTTAAAAAGGACAAATGACTAATGGGTAGAGCAAAAGATATCAGAATTGATAATATGGTAACAGTGAAACCAATCACTGATAATCAGAAGAAAGCATTCGATGCATATAAAAAAGGTAAGAACCTATTTCTATATGGTGCGGCTGGAACTGGTAAGACATTTATATCCATGTATCTTGCTCTACAAGAGACACTACGGAATGAAACTCCCTACGATACTGTTTACATGGTTCGTAGTGCAGTTCCAACTCGTGAGATTGGTTTCTTGCCTGGCGATGAGGAAGATAAGACTGCACTATTCCAAGTGCCGTATCAGAATATGGTTAAGTTCATGTTTGAACAACCAAACGAAATTGCATTCAACAACCTTTATGATAAACTGAAAAATCAAGGAAGTCTGATGTTTTTGACTACATCATTCTTGCGTGGTATCACACTTGATAACGCAGTAATTATTGTGGATGAATGTCAAAACCTAACTTTCCATGAACTGGATACAATTGTAACTCGTGTAGGACAGGACTCTAAAATTATTTTCTGTGGTGACTTCTTCCAGACAGATTTGTTGAAGTCTAGTGACAAGAGCGGTATGGTAAACTTCATGAAAATTCTTGACAACATGAATTCTTTCGAGAATATCGAATTTACTATCGGTGACATTGTTCGTTCTGGTTTTGTGAAAGAGTATTTAATTAATAAGATAAGGATGGGTATTGAATAATGGCTAAGATGGTTCGTAGCGCAGTGTCTATTCACGAGAGAACTCTAAAGGGGACTTCACTAGGAAGAAGCCCTATCACCTCTACTATGAATAAAGGTAAGAGGCGTTCATACAAGAAGTATCGTGGACAAGGTAAATAACTTCTTGACTTCATAGAAGTTTTTTGTTATACTACAACATGAAAAAATTGAAAAGGTGAATCTATGTTTAATCATATCGGGGTTGATATCCCAGAAGTATCTACTAAGAATGTAAACCGTAAGCGTTTCTATGTAACGCCAGAGGGAAAACTTTTTCCATCAATCACTACGGTTCTCAATGTTCGTAAGCGTGAAGGACTCGCAGAGTGGCGTAAGCGTGTTGGTGAAGATGTTGCAAATTATATCTCTCGCACTGCCGCAACTCGTGGAACTAAAGTCCACCAAATGTGTGAAGACTTTCTTAATAATCATGAAGTAGAAAAAGACAATCGTGAATTTCTACCCTACTGTTTGTTTCAACAACTAAAACCACACCTAGAGGAAAAGGTGAACAACATCTATGCACAAGAGTGTGGTTTGTGGAGCGATAAGTATCAAGTGGCTGGACGAGTAGACTGCATTGCAGAATACAATGGAGTTCCATCCATCATCGACTTCAAAACATCTCGTTCTTCTAGGAACGATGAATACAACGAGTCGTATTACATTCAGGCCTCTGCATACGCAGAGATGTTTGAAGAACGCACTGGAACATCAATCGACCAGATTGTTATTCTTGTGGTCACAGAAGATGGACAAGTTCAAGAGTTTATCAAGCAGAAGCATGACTACCTGCCTCTACTCGTAGAAACCATCGAACAGTTTGTCTCCGAATGGGAGAAAGAAAGTGAACAAGAAAATCCTAGCACTGGCGATAGGGCTGTTGCCGTTTAGTGCGAACGCAGAACCATACTGGGCTCAGAAACCAGTTCAGTGTGGAACACAAGATGAACTTGTGTCAATGGCCGTAAAGTTTGGTGAAACACCTAAGTTGGTATTTAACGGACTTGCAATGGGGCCGAACGGTGTTGGTTACAACGCTCAATATGTTCTCGCAACAAATGATGAAGAGAGAACATGGACATTGTTTGAAATGGTATCTGAAAATATGTCATGCATAATTGGAGCAGGAAAAGGTTTCAATTCAGTTGTTGACAATTCCATTAAAATAATGTATAAATAGAATACAGTTTGTTGATACAATTCAACACTTGAACAGGACGGCGGTGCGATACCGCCCGCCTCCACCATAAACACATTGCACAGTTAGTGTGCTTATGATGGGGGCGAAATAGGATCGACTGGCAAGGATAGAGGCGAGTAGAACTGTCGGATGGATGCGTAATAGTCCAAACAAAGTAACTGCAAACGATAACTTTGCACCTGAGATGCGCCTAGCGGCATAATCTCTGGGCCCGCCGGAGCCTCGAAACAGAATCCGGCAACTAATTTTTTGGAGTAGACAAATGTTGAAATGGTTCTTGAATTTATTTGCAAAAGACATATCATTTGGAGATTTGTCTGCACATCGAACACATACAACCAAGTATGAAGACTTGTGTATGTAACTTGCACCCAGCACCTATACACTGGCTCTGCTCAATATAGGTAAGGGGATGCCGGTTGTCCCCTTACCACTTAACTGAAAGGAATATTATGAATCTAGAAGAATTGACAGTAATGACACCAAAGAAGTTTGCAATGAAGATTGAAGAAATCGTTGCAAAGGGCGGTATTACATATATGGATGCAATTCTGGATTACTGTGAGAAAAATCAGATGGAGCCTGATGCAGTCGCTCCACTCATCTCTAAACCCCTAAAAGAAAAAATCGAAGCAGACGCAAGAGAATTGAACTTCTTGCCCAGAGTAGCAACCCTACCAGTTTAAGGATTGTTATGGAAGCGTGGGAAGCCTATCAAATGTATCTTGGTCTGAAATTGCATTTCACTACAGATTACGATTATACAAGATACGGTGGTAAGACATCGGCATCTAAGGCTTCGTTCTTAAAACGAAAGGACAGAAGTTTCTTTTCTCGTGTTGCAAGAAAATATGGTGAGTCTACACAAGATTACTTTATTAGTAACTTTGTGTGTAGTCCTAAAGGATGGTTGGGCGACTTCAGTGAAGATAACTACAACAAACACTTGAAGTATCGACAGTCTTTGACATATAACTTTATCTCAGATATGTCATTAATTTTTTCGCAAGTTGAAGATTTTAATTCAATTTTCTCTTGCCAAAAGGGACAACATCCAGTATTATTAAAGAACTTCCTCGCCAAGAGGATTTCAGTGGAAACGATGGTAATCCTACAAGGGTTACTGAATTATGTCAAACAGTGGGACAAGGAACTGAAAGATGATTTAGTATGGCCAGACAGTAGACGATTAGTCGTCAAGTATGGGGCATTTCTCAACTATAATGAAGAGAAATGTAAGGTTCAACTTCTCAAACTAATTAAGGAGACATTCTGATGGAAAAGGTAGATCAGAACGACCTTGTAAGAGAACGAGATTTCTATCGTGCAAAGAATGCTGAACTGCAAGCACGAATTAAAGTCTTGGAAGGTGACAACGCTGAACTTCAGCGCCGTGACCAAGATCTTACGAAGCGTATGAACGAACTTGCCAATCGTGGTAATTATCGTCCTCGCCGTAAGGTTCACTAAGGGATTGCGTCTGTGGTGAAATTGGTAGACACGCTAGATTTAGGTTCTAGTTCCGAAAGGAGTGGGGGTTCAAGTCCCTTCAGACGCACCACATTTAGGGTTCTATTCCCCTAGTAAAATAATTGAATAGATGGTGCCAAGGAGTGGGCCATCCTGAGCAAGATGTTAAACTGCTCATCAATTTGAACGAAGGATATAAAATGGAACTTTTTACATTTGTGTTTCTAACCTTGTTTGCACATGACAACAGGGATTATTTTGAAACAGTGGAACAGAACCAAAATGATGGGATGTCTTTCCATTATGTTGGTAAAACAGAAGTCACAGGTGACACACCAGCTCTTCCTATCATTATTGGTGATAAGGAATATTACTGGTGGAAGATGAAGTAAGAATGGACGCTCGAAGAACAGGTGATAACTCTTGGGTGGTGAAAGTCCAAGAAGACGGTAAGACAAAAGAACTGTTCATAGAATTCCCGCCCGACTGTTTAGACCAAGTTGGGTGGGATATTGGTGATACAGTAATATGGGAAGAACTACCTGATGGTAGTTGGAGTTTGAAAAAGAAAGAGAATGACAGTGACAATAAATAAGGAAGTAAAAGAAATGACTACAACTGCACGACTTATTAGTTACAGTCAGACAGGAGAAAATCTACATGTCGGTAACGATATACAGGAGCTCATTGCGTATTGCGCCCGTGTCTCCAATCCAGCGAACCAACACAACCAAAAAACATCGGAAAAACTCATACGATATTTGGTCAAGCACCAACATTGGTCACCATTGGAGATGGTTAGCGCTTGCCTAGAGATTGAAACAACTCGTGACATTGCACACCAGATTGTGCGTCATCGTAGTTTCAGTTTCCAAGAGTTTTCTCAAAGATATGCAGAACCTTCTGCAATGGGTGACGCTTTCACAAAACGAGAGTGTCGTCTACAGGACACAGAGAACCGTCAAAACTCAATTGAGATTGAGACTGACCCTTCTTTAGTAGAGAACCAAAAACACCAAGATTTGATTGCAGAATGGAATCGTAGACAAACAGGTGTTATTGAAACCGCTCGTAAAACATACGAGTGGGCAATCGAAAATGGTATTGCAAAAGAACAGGCTCGTGCAGTCCTACCAGAAGGACTGACAAAAACTCGACTATACATGAATGGAACATTGCGTAGTTGGGTTCATTATATTGAGTTGCGTGGTGCAAACGGAACTCAGAAGGAGCATATGGAAGTTGCACATAAGTGTGCAATTGAAATTGCTAAAATATTCCCACTGATGGAGAAATTGTAATGCATAAGTTTATATATGAAAATGATTATACTGAACAAGAACCTCGTAAGATTACTATTGAGGTTGGAATGGATGCAGACTTGACAGAAATGTTGGATTCGTTTGAGTCCTACCTACGAGCGGTTGGTTACAACTTTGATGGTGTGGTTGATATTCATCCAGAACATTCTTTTGATGACACGCTTCGTTCTTTTTCAGAGCAGACTAGTGAACCTCTTCCATATGGATACCCAGCATATAATTATGATGATGTGAAAGTGACTTTTAGTGATATCCTACAAGACATCATCAGAGACCAAAAGGAAG